CATTGTTGTTCTTGATGGCCATGAGTCGTGCTCGTGGATCAGCAAAGTAGTTCGTGCCCATGTCTTTCTGTAAACTGATCTGCACAGCGTCTTTGATCAATTTTTCTACAGGATCAAAGTTGCCCTTTTCCAGATGATCGGCTGCCTTCAGAATGGCTCGTTCAAGTTCCTGTCGCTTGGTGAAACCCTCAAACTCATCCAGGAACCACTCAACATCGCTGTCACGCATGCCCGGAATAACATCAATCACTGCACCAGTTGTGGCATTGATCTGTGTGCTAGTGGGCAGGCTATTGTATTTCTCGCTGTATTCTTTGAGAAACTTTACAGTAGGGCGCAAACCTTTGTCAAAGTTTTCCACATTCATGATGTTGCTCACTCGTGTGAACAAACTGTAGTCAGTTATCATCATGCGAATGAAAACTTCTTGTATTTCGCGGCTATATTCTGTCATTTAAATCTCTTTCTGGCCATACCTATCTTTATTTTACTTGATGTGGCACACTGAAGTATACTTAGTAGGGTTGGTAGGCGACCATATTTTACAACTGCATCATTAACATCTTTGATTTCATCACCCCAGTTGGGTATGCTTACTTGATAACCTAGTTCCAGAGTACGATCACATATTTCCAGTCCTGCTTCATCTTGATCTGGCACCACTATTATACGGCGTCTTAACTTACTGAGCAATCGGGCCTGATCATCACTGATGTTACTGCCCATATATGCACAACCACCTATGCTAAGTGCATCAAACTGGCCTTCGGTCAGTATACACACACTCCAGTCTGCGTGTTGGGCATCAATGTTAAACACATAACCTTTCTGTTGTTCGGATAGGTATTTAGGACGGCGGCCATCGTAAAATCTGGATGTATTTCCCACGATGCGGCCTTCATAGAAATAAGGCAATATGATCCTGGGCCTGGCCTCGTCATCTACTGTGAAGAACTTGTAATCATCCACAGTGAAGCCACGGGAGGCCAGATAATCTTGTCCGCTGGATCGTTGGTAATTTGTCTGGCTCCCGGCGGCAATTTAATGCCCAAGAATTTTATTTCTGTATTTTCAGGAGTAGCCCTTACCATGTCCAGCAAACTACGCTGGCTAAAGCTCTCAAAGCTCATGCGGTCTATTTCTTGACTGTCCAGACCACACCATTGAAGTAGTTGCTTGAGGTTGCGACTGAAATGTTTGCCCAGTGTCATGCCACACTTGAACTGGCAATTGAAACAATGATAGTTCCAGTTAGTTTCGCCAGTGAATTTGATGCCAGCGCGGCCACGGCGGTCTATGTTGTGCCCACGATTGTGGCAACATATGCCATTGAAAGCATACCAACCACTTTGTGTATGCTTCTTCTTACCAGGAAGAACAGCCAGAATATCTAACATGAGTTAGAGTTTACACGATTCAGCAACAAAAAACAACAGCGTTGGATTTATCTAGCCAGTATCTCTACCAGATCACCACTGAGCACATTGGTATTGCCCACAAGTATGGGATTGGTACCATTGTTTACTATTTGCAGGCGCACATAGGGATGATAGCCCACAATGTTGTGACCATCAACACCAGTATAGCCATTCACGGTAAATGTAAGTCCAGTTGTTGTGCCAGCTGTTGTGGCAATGGTGGGATTGCCATTGGCAAGGCTGCTCAACAAGAAATTATTTACTCCATTACTCTGGCAGATGTAATAGCTAACTCCACTTGAATAACCCACTATACTGCCTGAACCAGTATTAGTGCCAGTTATCGTTACTGTGCTGCCGGCTCGTAACAAGTCAGTATTGGCACATGTGAAGTGGCCATCACTGGTTTGTATTTGTACATTATTGATAGTACCGCTATTGCTGTAAGCCAGTGGACCCAGAATGGGGTAAGGATTAGCGAAGTCAGCAGTGGTGCTGCCTTGAAATGTTATATTACCAGTAAATTCTTCATACTTGGTTTGAACTGTGAGTACAGGAAATTCTTTTGTGTTAATCACACTACTATAGTATGTAATGTTGGGAATGTTAGCATTGGGTGTGGGTGGCAAATGACTGGGAATAGTTATTTCTCTGGCAGGAACAAATGCTGGTAACACGCTGTTCACAATATTGATTTTACCACGGGCGCCGCCATTGGCATCAACAAATACTGGATAATCAAAATCATTTATTGGTATTTCTAAACTGTAGTAACAATATTGACTGGGGATGTTTTCAATATCTGCTATGGTCAGTTGCAGAGTGGTAATTCCAGTAATAGGCAATTTAGGCACTAGAGTTTTTTGTAATAGTATTTCAGTGCCGTCATAATTTAGTATGCGGCAAGTTATTTCTTTGCCTGCTATGTTTACGGGCTTTTGCTCTTGATTTATAAAAGCAAATTCCAAGAGGTTATCTACACCTCGATGTATTGTTAATTCTTTGGCGTACACTTTTTCATACCTTATAGTTGCGCGGGCACCCGGTTCCAATAAAACTACATACTGCCTTTGGTTGTATAAATAGACTTGGGTTTGTGCTGCCACGGTTCGGATCCTTTACATTGTATTTATGATTAATGATTTTTTCCAAAAATTGACTGACACGCATCCTTTCATAAGCGTATTAAGCTATGCTGGGCAAGAATATGTGGGTGTCATACAGAACCGTGATGATTCCGTAACAACATTTTATGACTATGGTAGCATAGTCAGCCAGGACATGAGAAAATTATTCCTGGAACTGGGCGATACCTGGTGGTGGGAAAGCAATAGGTTGATACCCATCAACCTATTTTTGCGTGAAGATTGGGCTGTTTTTAAACCCTATTTGCGTACATTCAACAACAAAGGGCTATTGATTCTGCATGGTCCAGCACCTAGCATGAACGAACTCACCAAGAAAAGAGTAAAGCGCCGTAGCATTACTCTAGTGAAACGCATGCCTTAGGGTTTTCTTCTAGTAGGTTCATGTGAACAACAACTAAGTGTGCGTAGGCTATGCTATGACTTTTCTTAAAAGTATAACCTTCTCCGTCGTTAACCCAGACAGTTTTAGCAACTTCGGACCAGGGTCGTCCGATTAAGTGACGTTTGCCCGGTCTGATTACACTCAGAAACATAGCCAGTCTGGGAATGCTATCAACTGGCTCTGGCATGCTCAGTAGGGTTTCGTAATGATTTTTCAAGTGAATCAACTGCTCAAAGAACTCACGATCTTTTAGTTTGTACCAGTGTGGTTCACGCATCAACTCCGTCAGGTGCTGCTCATCACGCACCCACTGATAGACCCAGACATTCAACAAGTCCAGTTTAATATAACCTCGTTCTTCTGCTTCCTGATAGTCTATGGCTGCTATGTTATGTACTGGATCATGCGGTATATCTGTTACATACACACCAGTATTATGCCGCCTGACTTCGGTTTCTTTTCTGATGCTGGCAGGAACATGCTGAATTTTGTCCAGAATCTGTTCACGATCTCCAAAGTCAATATCAATATCACTGGTAAACTTCATACGCGATTGGCTTGTTCTAATAATACTCTAATTTCATCCACTTGACTGGCTTCACGCATGAATTTAATTTGCCAGCGTTCAGGATCAATGTAGTCCATGACCAATGCACTCTGGTCCGGATTCAACTTGCTCAAAAATTCACGACCACTATCACTGTTGTATAGCACCCAGGGACTAATGTGACCCACACTGATCATGTGACAAATGCGATTGGGGTTTACAAACCTTAATACATCAAGTAAGGCCACATTCTCTTGTTCACTCAAAGTAAGCATGTGGTCAATACTGCGTTTTACAGCCTCCATGCCATCTTCTAGCTTCAAATATTCTACTAGATAACGAGTATAAATTCTGTCGCTGTTCCAGTTATCAATGGGTGTTCGATTTTTTATCAGATAGATCACATATGCTTGTGGATTTACAGCACGAATATCTACGCAGTAGCCGCCAAACTTCACAAAAGCGCTATAGTAAGCACTACGCATGAAGTCAGCATATTCTAGGTTACGCTTGTTGGGATGACAGGTCTGATAGTATTGTTGCCAAGCAGCATGAGCTATACGATTGGCTGGCCTATCACGATCCATCCATCTTCGCTTGGGTTCACACAAATGCTTCAGCAATGTGTTGTCGCGTTGAAATGTGCGACCACAGTGCTCACATCGCCGCTCGTCATCCACCACTGTCTTGCTCATATTGCTCAATATCTTGTTTAGACACCATCTGAGATAATATTTCAATATCAGCCAGTTTCATGTCAGGAAAAATTGCTGCCAATCGTTGCTTGTGATTTTGTTGTTGCGTAAATTCTTCTGCTGCCTCTGTGAGGGCTTGTTTGTCTGCACCGGGATAAATTTTAGCGAAATATTCAGATACTGTTTTAGTGCTTACAGGTTCACGCAAGCTGCCAACCTTTTCACTTAGATGAGGGATCCACTGATGGAACTGTTTGCCGCGGCCGGGACTACTAGCACACAACATCAACCACTGTAGTTCGGGATGATGTTGTACCCGCTCATTGAACATGTATTTGTTGGCATGAATATCAGTACTCAACAAATAGTATCCGTCCAGGTTGCCCTTGACTGCGCTGATCCAGTGTAGCATCATGTAGGGCACAAACTTGCGTTGTTGTTCTTCTGTGAGATTACTGTACCAATCGTAGTTCTTGCGATCCACAGCCTCAATGGACTGGAACAAGTCAAAGTCTTGATTCTGAAACTTGAATTCTGCGCTGACTGATTTAGAAGGCTTGGGCATAATCTACAATCTCACAATTGCGGCTGATTTCTTTCACAAAATAGATACACCTGGGCTTCTCATCGTCCTCTATGGGCACACAAAGAAACTGACCATTGCGTAGTCTGGGAGCATACCAGGTAACATCATTATATACGTCTATTATTTCAATATCAAGAAAACTGGGCCTGAAACTGCTTAGTGGATTAAACTGATAGGCTTTAAATCCACGATCATTGATACTGGTTAGTGGCACTGTTTCCAGATCGCCAAAGTCAGGCTCACCTATGAGTATCTGCCAGTCCAGTGGCATCTTGATAATCTGGTCATCAATGCGTAAAACCAATGCTGGACTATTAAAACTCTCCAAGAATATCAAGGGTATATAATGATAATCTACATTGTGTGGATTACTGTTATCCAGAATAGCAAAACGCAGGTCGTCTATCTCATCAGGCAACGTTTCCAGATTATAGGGTTGATCTTCAAGGGTCAATATTTTCATGTTTATATCTTATCATTTGTATTCTAACTTTTCTAGCTCAAAGGGATAGTTAGCTTCCCGGTAAAATTCTTTACGCTTGGTCAAGTGGCGTTTGGCAAAACGGCAACTGCTGGTTATGTCCCAGATTTGGACAAAATCCTTGTCTTCCGCTTTTCTAATGCCTCGCCCAATACTCTGTATAACTCGGACAAAGCTTTTTCCGGGTTCCAGAAGTACCAGATTAAAAATCCTTGGAATATTAATACCCACAGCGGCCACACCGTAAGTCGCCACCAAAATCTTGTTAGATGCCGTCGCCACTTCATCGTATTCTTCCTTGCGTTCTTTAAGTTTGGTGCTGCCATTGATAAACACGCTGCCTGGCAAACGTTCGACTAGGGCCTCACCAGCCGCTACCCGATCAACCAGGATCAAGGTATTACCTGATTCGGCGACACTTTGCGACAACTGGGCAATCTTGTCCAGTCGCTTGTTGTCCTCTAGCAAATGTTTTAGTTCACTTTGATAGTTTGTGAATTCAGCATGGTCTTGTAGTTGTACAATGTTCACATGGCATTGCGCCAGTACACCCTGATCTTGCAGTTCGCTGGCACTCAGTCTGTTGATGCAGGGACCCAGGCTCACAAATAGAGCCTGACTGGCATACTTTTCTTTGGGGATAGTACCAGTTAGCCCCCAACGAATGGGTATCTGGTTCATTACGCCAGTTAACATTTGCTTGAGTGCATCTGCCTTGGCCTGATGTACTTCATCCACAATCACGCATACTACACTCTCTATGAACTCACCAATGGTTACTTCGGCTTCACCATTACGTGTGTTCTTCAACATGTTGTTCAGGCTCTGCCAGGTACAGATAGTGTGAGTGCGACCTATTTCCTTACGATCACCAAAATACACACCCACATCCAGGCCCAGGTTCACATAGTCTGCTTCGGTCTGCGTGACCAGACTCTTGTTGGGCACAATCACAATAGTGCGACCCATGCTCTCACAACTGTAACTAAGTGCGGCAGTAATGATGGTTTTACCAGCACCAGTGGCCACCTCTTGCAGGCATTGTGGATTGGCCAAGAACTGGTTGATGATGTTGACCTGATAGTCACGCATCACGATGGGCTGACCTGCGGCAGGATGACCTTTGGGCCAGGTCTTGTGTGCGAATGTATTTTCATCCACAGTGTTGAATGTGAATGTGGTTTGGTAATCACGCAGGTCTTCCAGTTCTACATCATACCCACGCTCACTCAAAAACGGAATGATTTCTTCTAGCAGGTTGATGTAGGTGCTGCCGCCCAGTTGAAAATAGGACACTTTGCCGTTCCAGCGCCCCAGCCTGACCGCAGGCAAATACCTGGCCCCAGGTATTTCGTATTCAAACATGCGGCTTAGGTGTCGCCGTTCTGCCAGTTCAAGGCCTTCTATCTTGGCATTTACTTCATCACGAATGATGATCTTACAGGTTCTCATTGTATAAGATTTTACTTATTTAGGTGGTGAATGTCAATATCTACGCACAAATAAAAAGGCCCAGTGTTACCACCGGGCCAAAGACCATCCCTGGTCTAAGGAAATATCACGGGACAAATCAGGCATTACGCATGCAAGTATTCTGGGTCAGCACCCGCCAGTTTGTGGGGCTGATTTTGACCAGGTCGGCAATTTTGAGCGCCATACGGAGCGACACTTCACGCAGGCGGGCACGGTTCTCCCACATGAAGTCCAGAACCTGGTCAGCCTCGTTGCCAGCGAAATCGTAACTGGCGAACAGGCCACCGATCTGGTCCTGGCTAACATCACGGTGCACCTGACGGATGCGGAGCATCTTGTCACGCTCACTGTTGATGGTCAGGTCCAGGTAGTGGCAACGGCTCTGGAGTGCCTCCAGGTGGTCGGCAATCTTCTTGCTACGCACGTTCTCAAAGTTCAGGTTGGTGATGAAAATCACGCTACCACGGAACTCAAAACTATCAGGAATGCCCTCGCGGCGGAGCATGGCGCTGTCCGAATTCCAGAAGATACGGCGGCGCTTGCCACTATCCAGTGCGGCCTTGAGGATGTTCAGGGCCAGTTCATCACCAAAGGCACTGTCGCAGTCATCAAACACCAGCACGTTGCCCGGATCGCTGAACTTGTACAGTTGGGCATACAGGCCCAGCGGCGTCATGGCACCCTTGACAATCTCAAAACGGATCTTCTTGCCAGCCAACTTGTCAAACAGGCTGGCCTTCTCCAGTTGAGTCTCCACACCGAAACTCTTGCCCACGCCAGGGGGGCCACTAACAATCATGGCACGAATGTCACCGTTGATAGCGGCACGGCTCATTTCATCCAGAATGGCGAAACGGGTGGCAATACGATCCATGGCCTGGTCATCGGACTCAGCAGGCACTGCCTCGGCTACAGCCTGGGCTACGGGGGTAAACTGGATGGCATCTGCGGCTGCCTGGGCACGGGCACCCTTTACATATTCAAAATCATTCATAGTTTCTACGCTAATACGGATGGTCTTGCCGCCCTCAAGTTGACCCTCATTTTTCACCACAATGAAGGCACCCTTACGGTTGGTTTGAACGGGCTGGAGCATACGGAACGTGGTGTTGTGGACACTTTGACCCTTGAAATCACCACGAATGATGCGAACCTGATCCATTGCGTTATCTCCTTTGCAACTGTGTAAGACACTATTATATGACAAACCCGAATTATTGTCAAATTTCAGCGGAGCTTGCGGAGTTCTTCCTGGCTCTGCTCACACTGAATTCGGCCACGCTCAATCTGGTAAATTGCACGGACTAGAAAGACTAGGGCGCCAACACCCAGGGCAATCATGGTGAATATGGGAGCAATCATCATCATGGCAGCGAATCCTGCACCACTGAGTCCATATGCTAACACAATCATGGCAGTATTAATGGCAGCTTGTTTATGCATAAAATTTCCTTTCTTGGTTTTAAATTTAGGCGGCCTGCCGGAAATACTCGGCCACTTGGTCGCCAGTGATAACATCACCATTACGCATGGTATAAACTACACGATAGTTGGCAACGCCGCCACCCATCTCCATGTCATAC